TAGGGCCTCCACGGCGCTCTCCTGGCTGATCAGCTCAACACCACCGGCCAGGCGCTGCAATGCTTCGGCACCCTGAGCATTCAGCGGTTCAGCAAACGCATTTTCATCCATCGTCAGGCCAGCGCCTACCGCAAGATCCTCCCCGGTGTAAAGGCACCAGATCGTTAGGATGGACTGCATCACCGACCGTTTGCGCTCACCCATCGCCTTAATGCTTACCTGCACCCGGCCGCCCTCTAACTGAGCCTGCGTGGCGGTCTTCATCATCTTGCTATCGCCGCTGAGGAAGCCCAGCAGTTGCTGATTGATCAGCTCCTCCACTTCCTTGATTTGGGCCCGCTGCTCAGCCAGCGAGCTTCCATCAGGCTCGGCGAACTTGAAGTCCCCATCCTTGTCCACGTCAATGAACGAGTTAGGGCCGATCACGCAAGGTCTGGGGGCTTGGCCTGGCTGCGGGGGGGGTTCGCCCTTGCGCACCGCTACAGGCATGGCGCACTTGTGGGTCTTCTCCTTCAGGTCCGAGCGCATCTGGTAGTGCTCGATGCAATGCTCCACCACCTGTCGCAACGGCAGCCCACCCTTACCGAACCCTGCCTTCTCAGCGGGATACCAAACCACCGGGCAGATCGTCAGCGGCTGCTGCCTGGAATCCAGGTACTGGCCCTGATCATCCACCTCCAGGCTCAGGCTGCCATCAGCCCGCTTGGTCAATTTGTATAGCGTCCACTTGCCCGGTTCGATCACCCGGTAACGCTCCTCATACTTCACCCCGAAGTCCCCGGTGTCATCGTCCACCTCGGCCCATTCCAGGAAGGTGCAGCGGGTTACCACCTCCACTGAATCCACGATCGCTGTTCGCCAGTTCAGGCAGGTTGAGCGGGTGCGGTTGACCAGATACGGGCGCCGCTTCAATGCCGCCTCGCTAGCCCCATCGGTGGGCTGACCATCGGGCATCTCAACAAGGATCGGCACCCCACCATCACGCAAACACAGCGCATCCACGGTCATCCAGAACGCCTGCAGGCTGTTGCCTTCTAGGTCTACGTTGTCCTGGCTCTTCTCAAAGCTGGCCGGAGGATCTTTCAGCTCACTGCGGGATAGCACCCCCGCGAAGGCTTCGATACCAGCCCTGAAGAAATCTGCAAACACCGCACGACCCAACCGGCCGGTGTAAGCGCCTTCAGGTTCTGCTGGCTCTTTCGGCAGGTACTTCTTTTTCGTCTCCTCATCCTTCAGGCAATACCACGCATCAAAGGCACGCTGTAGGTCATTGGCGTGTTCCCGCAGGATCGGATGCTGAAAACTTGGCAGCTTCGGGTCGGTTCCAGGATGCTCAGACTTCACTGCTGCCCGTACCCTTGACCTGCTGCTTGAGCTTTCCGCCTAGAGCTTCACGGCCTTCGGATGGGGCTTGCGGCGAGGGCTGAATAGCGACGGCTGCACCACCTCGACTGGTGCGGGCCTGGGCTGACGGGGGCGCCGCTCACGGGGCACAGGTGCCACCGTGGGCACGTCAAGGCCCAGAAGCCCCTGGCGGAACTGCACAAGGGTACGGCCACGCAGTTGGCTCTTCAGGCGGTTGTGGAACTGGATCATCGGCCCCGAGGGGTAGGGACGTTTGAAGGGATCGGCTGCCCAGCGCTCCAGGAGGCCACGATCAGCGGGGCGCAGGTTGGCGAAGGAGGCCTCGGTCAGGGCATAGAGGGCGGCGGCGATTGCCGCCTCTGCTGCCTCCGGCTGGTGCTGGCTAAACAGGGTCAGCTCATCCTCCAGTTCGATGGTGCCGACCATGCCGCCGAGCATTTCGGTGATCTCCTCCTGCGTGAACACCGGCAGGGCCTCGACAACCTGGGCGAGCGTCTGCCCCTCGGCCAGCATCCGGCGAACACGGGGATAATGCTCGCGCCACTTGCTGGGCATCTTCACGTCATAGCCGTGGTCCCTGATGTGGTGTTTGATGGCCCCCTCGATAAACGCGCAAACGCAGGAGCTGAGCGCATAGGGGCGATCTGTGGCGGGGTTGATCCTGTGCGGGTCGTACCGGCGGCAGCCATTGATCAGCCCCTCTAGCGCTGGGCCGATGAAGTCTTCATAGGGCCTGCTGCAGCGTCGGGACCACTTCGCAGCAGCCGCCTCAGCCAGCCCCTGGTTCTCCACGATCAGCCGCTCAGATAGCTCTGTGCGGGGTGATGCTCCAGGTTTGGTGGGCTGCTCTAGCGGCTGTCCCTGACGAACACTTCGCCGCCGTCTAGCAGTAGGGTTTGCCCCTCGCCCTGGTGGAGCTTGACCTTGGGTGATGCTGGGCTCCAGCTCCCCCCGAAGCGGAACACCTCCAGGAAGCTCCCCTGGCAGGTCTGCCTGAGCCTCCAGGTTCCGGCTACAGGCTTGCCCCGCAGTTGCGTTAGCGGCGCCTTCGGGAGGGTTAGGGAGGGCATTGGTGGGTTGTGGTTTGGGAAGGGTGGTGGTCATGGCTTCAGCCGTTCGTCCTCAAAGATCAGCCGTCGAAGGTCGGCTAGGTGGGCCTGCGTGGCAGCCATTGCGCCAGCGGACCCGGTGCCTTCAGTGGGGCGAATGCCGCATTGCCATAACTGATCCATCAAGGACTGAGCCTCTGAATCATTCAACTCAAACTGTGGCTCAACAGGCTCGGTTAGCTCAACCGGCCTGAAGGTAAGCGGTTCGGCTACAAATATCCTACCGCCTTGACTTTCTGAGATCAAAACCTGCAGGCAGGCACTCCATGGCCCCCTTGCCACTCGGATTGTTGGAATGAATGGACTGGTGTTCATGGGTTCGGTGAGTTGGTGGGTGCTCATTCGCCTTCCTGTTCAGAATCCGTCAGGTCAAAAGTTTTGGAGCCCATCAAAAGTGCAGCTGAATGAAGCACGCCAGAGGCGTGTATTGCAGAAAGCTCAGTGTTTTCGCATTCTTTAAGGATCCTTTTCATTAAGTCTATTTCGGGATCCACGTCAGCATCTTGTATAGCCCTTGCTGTCTGCAGCGACAAAGGGATCCTCAGTCTCCAGTACCCATTTGTTCGCTCCTGCCATTCCCCGACGCGGATACTGCGTCCGTCGTCGGTCTCGACTTCAATGAATCGGGGGCCTTCGGGTCCTGGCGGACCGTCAAAGATGATGTTGATCGCTGCAGGATCCATGGGTTCGGTGGGGTGATGGGATGGTGGGATGGTCTACAGGTGCCGATCAAAGCCGAACGTCTAACCTGGCGGAATACCTTTGCGGGCCGCCATAAATAAAAGCTATATCCAAGTCAACCGATTCAACCCTAAGGCCAGTTTGCTCTGAGAAGCGGTTAAGTATGTCAGAGATCGCCCCGGCAGTTGTGTCCTTCAGAAGGTTTAACTCTTCCAGGGTTAGATCATTGGCGGTCTTAAGGGTGTGGTCGGTGGGTTCGGTGTTCATGGGTTTAGTGGGTTCGGTGTTCATCGGAAGCCGGGGATGGGTGACCGCCGCCGGGGTGGTGGGGGCTCCGGCTGCTGCTGCGGTAGGCCGTGGCCGTAGGTGGCGGTGCTCACCCGCATCGGGCCGCCGGGTCCGTAGCCCAGATCTGCAGCAAAGATGCGATGCAGCGGGTAACCCACGGCATCATTGGGATGGTCGTAGCCAGTCTTTTTGTCCGGTTCGCCTTGCTCGTTGTAGGGCTGTCGCTCTAGGGCCTCGATCAGCCGTGGGCACTCTGGGCTGATCCAGAATCGCGTTTCCCCCTTGGCGTTCAGCAGCAGGGCCTGCACCACGTTCACCCGATCGCGTACCGGGGGATTGGCATCAGGGGCGTAGTTGATAAAGCCGTATGACTTAAGGATGCCGATGTCCGACAGGCTGGCATTGGTGCTGCGGTTGGCGCCGCTGGCATCGGGATAGGCCCAGATCAAACGCTCGGGGAATCGTTCGCGGACCTTGCGGCATAAGTCATCGGTGTCATGGGCGCCCATGATCTCGGCGAAAGCGTGGGCAATGCCTTTGCGCACCACTAGCAAGATGCCCGACATGTTGCCTACGTTGAAGTCAATGCCGATCAGGATCTGATCAGTGTTCCGCAGCCCATCGGGCAGGGGCCTGACGTGGTGATCACGACTGAAGCGGTCGTAAACCTGGCCACTCTTCAGGTTGATGTAGATGCCCTCCATGTAGGCCTTGAGCATGTTGCTGGTGTATCGGGTGCGCAGGTTGTCCAGGTAAGACTCGGGCAGATGCGGGTTGTCCTGGGTGCGCATCCTGATCAGCCTCTTGCCAGGATCGGCCTGAGCTTCAACGGTGCCAAAGGTCTTGTAATGCCAGACGAATCCTTCGGGGGTGGAGAGGAAGACAAGCTGGCTGACATGGCCAACCCGGATGCGGCCGAGGATCTTCTCGTAGCCCCGTGCGGCGATCTGCTCCTGAACGGTGTCCACCTCGTCAACAAGGGCCCATGCCCAGTCGGGGCCAACGATGCGTTTGAAGTTCTCGAAGCTGCGGGCTAGTACGGGCGTATCACCATCGGGCAGGTGGAGGATGTGCTCGGGTAGTGGTGATGCGCGGAAGGTGTAGGGGATGCTGTAGTGATCAAGGAAGGCATCAAACTTCCTGATCCAGATGTCCCGCAACATGGGACCGGTAGGCTCCAGCACGCAGCCGATGAAGCCCTGGTTCAGTACCGCAAGCTGAAAGGCTTTGGCACACGCGCCAAGAGTCTTGCCTGCTCCGTAGCCAGCGGCAACACCGATCTCGCGGGTGGTGGTGTCGTCGAATAGCTGCACCTGGCCGCCGTGGAGGTCGTCGCGGATACTTGCGAGGGTGGCGGGGATGTCAAGGCACATGTGCGCCGCTGCGGTGCTTTCCAGCTCCAGTAGGGCGAGGCGCGAGGAGGGGTCAGGGGCGCGGATGGGGGTCATGTGGCCACTGCCTCCAGCAAGCTGCGCTGTTCACTGCCGATGCACGCAGGCGATAGCCACAGCCGCTCCCGGCGGCCGTTTAGCCCGTTGGTGCTGTAGCCGGCTCCTCCTCCTGCCTTCCCCTCGGTGACGGTCCACCCGTGGGCCAGCAGTGCATCGTGCTCGGTGTCGTAGCCGCAGAGAATCACGCGCAGCTCACGCGGCGCCGTGGCACACCATTCGCGCACGGCCAGGCCCACATCGGCATCCACGTGGGCGTAGAGGTCGCCGGAGGTGGCATAAGGCGGATCCAGGAAGATCGCCCGCGTGCCATCGCCGCCGGTGCCGCTGCGGGTGACCGATGGCTTTACCACCCGCTTCCACGATCCGCAGGTGATGCGGACCCGGCGGAGACGATCAGCGAGCTGCCCCATGTACGCCTGAAGCTGGCCCTGCCCTGCATCCCCCAGGTGGGGCAGCTTGCGGTTCACGCCCTGCCCTGCATCCCCCAGGTGGGGCAGCTTGCGGAGATGGCCATCCACCACCCGCCACGGGCCAGGGCCGAAGGGGTCGCCGATGCCGCAGGCCACCACGTAGAGCCACCACCCAGCCGCATTGGCGTCATGCGCCTCGGGCTCACCCTCAAGCCATGCCACCAGGTCGGGTGTGCGGCGCTGCTGCAGCCAGGCCAGCCGAGCGTGATAGTCGATCTCAGCCACGGGCCCCCATGCGTGTCGGGCCACCTCAACAGGGCTGAGCTGAATGGCACGCCAGGTGTTTACCAGCCAGCCATCCGCATCGTTCAGGGTCTCAACCCGGCGGCCGGTGAATGCAGGCCGGGCCAGCAACACTGCAGCCGATCCGGCAAACGGCTCGACATAGCCAGCGGGATCGCCGAGGGCTTGCCAGATGCGGGCAGCTGCGCGTCGTTTGCCGCCAAAGTAAGGGAAGGGGGCGGCGAGCGTCATCCCACCGGCCCCACTCGATACACCGCCCAATAGGCGCCGGGCCCTGGGTGGTCCGTAACGTCAATCAACTGATGCTCACGTAATGCCGCAATCCGCCTGCTCACGGTGGACTGCGAACACTGCCACCGGGTCATCATCTCGGCAGTGGTGATCTCCGGGACAATGCCTGCCCGGATGCGCATATCCAGCCATTCGGCCAGCTCAAGGCAATCCAGTAGGGTGCTTTCACTCACATAGGGCCGTCGTGCCAGCAGGGTGCGGACGAGATCGGTCACGGCTCGCCCTCCACAGCTTGCGGAAGTGGCTCCATCCAAATGTCAGGTAGCCATTGCCAGTCGATACCAAGCCGGACGTTCTTTCCCGCTACTTCGTGCAAGGTGTCATTTGTGGTCCAGTGTCTGCCTAAATGAAGTGGCCACCACTTGACTTTTTGCCCGATCAACTTGCGGGCTTGGGCAGCTTTTGTGATCCGAGTTGCGTGGTCGTTCATCCTTCCCCCTCATCCGCCGGAGGCGTCCCGAGGCCACGGGCCTGGATCTGCAGTAGCACCCGCCGCTCATCGTCTGGGGTGAGCCCAGCAGAGGCAAGGGCATCCATCACGGTGGCGACGGTCTTGCGCTCTACGCGGCGATCGGCGGCAGCATCCGAGAAGTGATCACGCAGCCTGGGGTGATGCGTCAGGAGCCAAGATGCAGCCCAAGCGTTTGGCGGGTTGTCTTTCGAGCCCGATGCTGCTGTGCGAAGCCCGCCTAAAAGGTTTTTGCACTCTTCCGCATCAGCTAGAAAGATGGCAGCCCGAAACTTGTATTCAAGGCTGCCTTCGCCTTTGCTATCAGCGTTCCTGATCCAGGTGTGTGCGGTTGTTCGGCCAATGCCAAGCCGATCCGCGATCAGGGCGACAGGGAGGCCGTGAGCCGCTTCGATGCGTGCCGCTTTCACCAGTTCGGTGGTGAGCTTGGTTGGGCGTCCACCGGCTGACACAGGAGATAACGCAGCGTTGCGGTCGCGCATAGTCTAAGCCATTACTGCCGTTTGGGAACAGCAACGGCTAACCGCGCGATGAAGTGACCGTCACATCCCCGTTGTATCTTCCAACGTCGGCATAGGACGCCAGTGGGGTGGAGTCCATGCGCAAGAACTTCATCTGCCCGATCCTGAGGCCTGGGTAGATGCCAACCCAGTGGAGCTGGCGGACATTTTTCAGCTCCAGGGTGAGGCGTGAGCCGTTCCAGCCGGGGTCGCACCATCCGGCTAGCAAGTGCTGTAGGCCTTCGCGGGCGCGGGAGGACTTGAGGACAAACTGAGCGGCGATGCACTTAGGCAGGTTGAAGATGGGCTCCCCCTCTGCAAGCAGGAACTGCCCAGGCACCATGCGGTAGGGGTCGTCGGCTGTGTGGTGAGCCATGCAGTAGGGCACAAGGCCAGGCCCCTCGCTGGACTCAATCAGGATGTTCGAGCCCAGCCGCAGGTCCAGGCTTGCAGGGTTGACAAGGGCGGGGTCAAAGGGGGCGACCATGCCGGCTTCGCATAGGGCACGGATCTGGAAGTCAGCGAGGATCATCGGGGTTCGTAGATGGTGCGGGCTTGGTGCTGGGCGATCTGGCGAAGGTCCGTCCAAAACGGTGCTTCGTGGTCTGGGGGCAGGATCAGTGCCTCGGGGGCGCCGGAGGTGTTGCGCACCTTAAGGATGCGGAGGCCCCAGCCGGGTCGCTTGGAGGTGGTCATAGCGTGCGGTCTGGCTCGGTAAGAACTTCCCACCCGTGAGAGCGAACGCCTAAAGGATGGTTCTTGAGTGATCGCCCGTGCCAGCGGATCCGCCCAGATTTGCGCATGGCTTGCATCCGTGCGTCAACGGTCCGCCACTTGCCGCCAGCCAGATCAATCAGTGCTTGGTTGTTGGTTGCATGGCCGCAGGAGGACCGCAGAAAAGTGCAGATGGCGTCGTCGAGGATGGTGTGGTCAATCATGTGCCCCCTCCTGCACGGTTTGCACGGTTCCCTCTAGCTCGGCAGCCATCCGATTCAGCAGCTCGGGGCGCACTGCGCCGAATGACTCGGGATCGCCGTGGGCGGCTGCCAGGTGGCGGAGAACGGCGGCAATAGCCCTTCGGTGGTGACTGGTGGGGCGGAACGCATCCAGAACCCCCTGCGCGTCGAGGCTAAGGGGCCTAGCCTCAGTAGCGACGGAGGCCGGTTCCCTGCTCTCGGGCACAGCCGGTCCATCGGTCTTCCAGGGCAGCCCTGACTGCGGCGCCGGGATCGGCCGCCAGGGGCCGTTCTGGTGGTCGGCGCCCTGCCATTCGTTGTCCCGCTGGCGGATGTAGCGGGGGAGGTCGGGGAGGCATTCAGTCATTGGATTCCTCAAGGGGTGGGGTGAGGGTGCTCATCGGGTGTAAGCGCAAGGTGCCCAGTAGCCGGGGAGAGATCCAGATCGGGCTGGGATCCATACCCAGCGAGGCAACTGGATTGGTGTTGCCGCTGCTGTGGCTTGGTAGGTGTTTTGCTGGCTCACGCCTCCCCCTCCCCGGGCTGGGGCATCGGGA